ACATGCCATCTTGGGCAAGCACCGATGAGAGAAAGGGAATCCTTGAGGTCATTGTTCGCTCTTAAAAAATACCGGTAACCTACTGGCGATAGGTTAAAGGTCAAATTGTTGATTGGGTGCTTTTTGATCTGAGTGTCTTGATAACTTCAGCAATCGTCTCTCGCATCTTTGGGTGGGGTAATGATCTACCCAAGAACCACATGTATGCCGCTTGCCTTGATACACCAATATATTCAGCTACGTCTTGCACGGGGATGTCTCGGTCTATGCAAATACGTCCAAGTTGCACACCAATATGTTTTTGGTCTGCCGCTTTGTTTGCTTGTATAAACTTTCGTGAATAGCCTGTGTTGTTCATAGTGAAGGTGGGGGTACTAACCGCTCGTCCGCAAGCAAAAATTGCACGGCTTTCCCCCCGATTTTTATGGTGTTATATCGTTCACGATTCCATAATTAGCCCGTGTCCACAAAAGAGTTGGTACTTTTGTAGCGCCTAGACGAACAAGTTCTTCTTCGCTAAATCGTTGCCTAGTAGCACGGGGGTAACCCGGCCCTACGAACACACTATTGTTACGAAAGTGCGGTACGTAAACTATGTCACCAAACTTAAAAGACATTTGGAATTCACGTGGCGCAGAGTCAGAGGTGTTACGCCTTGTCATCACTCAGCCCAATCATCCAAGATTGCGTCCACGTCTTTTGGTGCGGCTTTCTTAGCACGTTTTGTTGGCTCGACTTCAGGGGCAACTTCAGCCTCAACCTTCGGTGTGGCTTTGGGTGCAGGGGCTTCAATAGCTTTGACTTTCGTACCATCTGTTTGTGCAACAGTAGAAGCAATAGCGGCTTTAGCATCTGCTGACTGACCCTTCTCTTGGCAGGTTGCCATCTCATCTTCTTCCAAAGGACGCACAGCTTTGAACGTCAGCTTGGGTGTCGCACTTGCAGTATCAAAGCGCATCTCTGTCACGACTGCTGTAACTGGCAGACCATGACCACCCAAGAACTTAGCATAAGCCTGCAAAGGCATCTTGCCATTCTCAAGGTTTCCAAAGATTGACTGAGCAGGGAGCGTCAGTTGATACACGTCTCCTTGGAGATCGTTCTCAAGCGTAACTGCCAATCGTTGGCTGTAACGGCAAGCACGAGCGTTGCCCTGTCCTGAACCTGCAATGTTCTGTGAGCAGTTGGCGCACTTGGATGCTTGTGGCTCATCAACTTTAGTATCAGGGGTGATACCATCGTTAGACCAACATGTGGGGGCAACATTCTTGCCTTCTTCATAAGTACCTTCGTAGTAGCTACGTGACACGTGCGGGTTAGCCGCAACAATCACAATGTTCATTGAACGATCTTCGTTCTGTGCAATTTCTTTCCCGTCAACAAGCATACGGAATACGTTGCCACGAATTGAAATACGTTTACCCATCGAACCGCTACCAGTCGAACCCATCAGGGCTTTTGTGGTTGCATCCAATTCTAGGTTGCGTAAGTGTGCAGGTAAATTATTACCGCCTTTTGAAAATAGAGTCATTGCTGTCATTTAGTTTCTCCTGAGTTAAAGGGCGATCCATTCGCCATTGTGATCCACGTACTGTGTATCGAGATTACCGTCACACCATGTAATGATGTGTCCGATAGATGGGACTTGTTCTACAAAGAACTTGATAGTCCTTGTCATGTCAGTGCAGTTGCCAGCAGGCATGTGAACGTGACCAACATTCTTTAATAGGTCGTAGGTTACGTTTGTAACATCACACCCAAAATAGTGGTGATCAATCGCACTCATTTAGTGTCTCCTGATGTGTTTGTCATAGCTTCAAGGTCAGAGCGTTTGACTCGTACCTTTGTACCTACTTTGAAATGCGGAATCTTTCCCGCACGTATTAGCGCATAGACCGTCTGTCGAGAGACACGCAAGTATTTTGCTACCTCTTCAACGGTCAGAGTTTCAACTTCCATTTGAAGTCCTCCTGATGGTTACAGAATATTTAGAATCAACATTCATGCCAATGGGCATCATGTCGGGGTTTTCGTCAAGCAACTGCCTCATCGTGGTCTGACTGATGCGCTTCTCTAAGAGTTCAGGCATCTTGTTTTCCATGATAAATTTGTGCATGGCTTCCCAGTCACTTGTCCAGTAACGGGTTTTGACACCACGTATTACCGTACCGTGTTGGGTTTTAAGACTATCAGCACCAACGGATTTACAGAGGTCAAGCAATCTGCCTTCCACTGTTTCCATTTGTTCTTTTATAGTCCCGTCCTGCTCTTCGTACTCTCGCAGAAGTTCAGCACGTTTGTCCCGCATTTTTATATACGCAGTGACAAGTCTATCAGCCGAAATGGTTTCGGTCATGTTCCTCTCCTTCTATTTATGTTTTGATATTACACCTAAATTTTACAATGTCAAGAGTTATTATCTCAGTAGTTCCCCGTATAGCTGAATAATTTTATGGTGTATATCAACCTTGCTGTTGAGCATGGTGTACATACGTCTCTCAACTCCACTACCTTGCAGATGCACGACAGTCGTAGGGTTCTTTTGCCCTGCTCTGTGTACCCGTGCGTTGCACTGCAAATACGTTTCCACGGACATCACTGGACTCCAATACACAATTGTGTTTGCGGCATGAAGTGTGACACCGTGTGATGCGGCTTGCGGTTGGATGACCAACACTTGCAAGTCATTCTTTGTTTGGAAGCGTTCAAATATTTCAGAGCGTTTTGATGCAGATACCCCACCATGAATCACAGTAGTAGCGTACCCGTGTTTCTTTAAGTCTTCAGATACAACTTCAATAGCGTGTCGATAGGGGACAAACACCAGAACCTTGTGACTTGATTCCTCTATAACTTCTCGTAGGACAGCTAAACGATTGCTTGCATCAAAATGAATTACCTCGCCTGTGTCTGAATACACCGCACCACCTGAAAGTTGTAATAGTTTATTTAAATTAGCCGCAGCATTTACTGTTGTGATCTCCTCACCTGCCGCTTGCACTATCAATTGCCTGCGTAGCAGTTCGTAGTATTTCGTTTGCTGTGCCGTAAGCGGTACATCTCGCGTAACGTAAGTCATCTCAGGCAAGTCTAGACATTCTTCTTTTGTAAACCGTATCGCAGGTTGCAACGCCTTATACACCACGTTATCTGCGTCAGGTTTTGGAACCCACTTAAACTGCGTGACTTTATTCATAACCTGATCTCTAAAGCCTCCAAAGAATCTTGGGACTCCATCAGGGTTTACCAACTTGGCAATGCCGTAAGCATCTGTTGGTGATTGAGATGCGGGTGTGCCTGTGAGCATCCACAACCATGTATCGGGCGTGACAAGTTTACTCAACACCTTCCAACGTCTTGTCTGTGGATTTTTATATGCGTTAGCCTCGTCAATAACAATTAGATCAAAGCCACCCTGTGCAATGGTGTCCGCAATGATCTCTACGCCATCGTAGTTCACGATAATGAATTCAGCCTCACCCTTGATAATTTCTTTGCGCTTCTCGGGCTTGCCATACGCAACATCCACCTTGCGGTGCATAGCAAATTTAAACAAGTCATTACGCCAAGCGGAATCCATAATAGATAGTGGGCATATCACAAGCACACGTTTTAGACGATTGAGTGTCATCAGGTAATCAGCCGCCCATATCACTGAAGCAGTTTTACCTGTGCCTTGTTCATTGAAACAAAACGCACGCTTATGTAGCGTCAAGAACGATGAAGTTTCTCGTTGGTGATCGAACGGTTTAAACAGCCCGGGCCACTTGTATGTAGCGTTTATTGGTGAAGGTATTGGTATGCGTAAGTTCTTTAGAACTATGGCTTCCTCTAACCCCCAATTTACTAACACATCAGAATGTGTTGCTGATGTTTGTATTACCTTGCTCTTCGGAATCACAGTTGTGATGCGATCCGGATTGCGTACCTTGAGCAATACTGCTCTGTTATCAATGATCTCCATGCCTTCTCCAATAGCGTTGCACTTCAAACACGGTGTTTGAAGGAAAATCCTCGTCTTTCCGAGGTGTCAGTCAGTTCCCAACTGAAAGGAATGTCGTGCTGACTGGTGCGGTTATTCCATGAAACAGGATGTTAATCCTCGGTCTTGCTATCACTCACACCTTACTTTGCTCAACCTAGTTCAAATCAAATGCAATCAATCTCCAACCTACGCCATCGACTTATCAGACTTGCGCCTGAAAGAACGATTCTTTGAGGGAGCTTGCAACTTATAACCATCGCTATTGCTACCACCCTTTGATAAAGCTTTGACGTGGGCAACATCTTTACCCGTGCGGTCAACGCCCTTCTTATCTAATGCTCGTCTAGCACGCTGTCGCTCCATACGGGCTTCATGCGCACCTGAACGTTTCTTCTCTAATTCCCACTCGTGTTTAGCGTCACGATCCGCTTTGTTTTTGTACGGCATTTATCCGTTCCTTCCATTGTGTGAACAATCTAGCACAGGACACCACGCTTTGCAAGTGAAGTTTTGCTTGGGGTTAAACACCCCAGTTTCGTACGCAGTTTCTCTTGATATTAACGAACCATCTAACTCTGAAAACACGTTTAAACCCGTTGATGCTTCGTACTCAGACCGTACAAAATCTTTACACACGACAAACAACAAGCCAGCTTTAACGCGTTCTATTTCAGGGAAGTGTAGGAACACACAGGCAGACATGAGGGCTAACTGTTTTGGGTCAGCATACTTACTGCTCTTGCCCGTTTTGTAGTC